CTATCGCGACCAGTGGTCGTGCATGCGTTTAGCAATGTCATCGTCATCAAGATGATCAATATCCGCATCGAGTTTCCTCCTGTTCTCGATATCTTCCAATATCTGACGTTGATGCTTGGTGCGCATGGCGGTCTTGCCTTTGGCATAAAAGTGGGCAGCGATAAGGGCAAGGCTACCTAGCAGGGCAAAAGTGGTAGCAACCCAGCGTCCCACTTTTGTGGCTGATAGCCAGGATAGGAGCACGCTCATGCGAAGATCTCTGTTGGAGAAGGGCGACCTGCATCATCCCAACGGGAATAGAGGGCCCATGCCGTGCCAATGAGGATGATGATGCCGATAGTGATGCCGATGATTGTGCCGCTACTGAGGTGATCTGCACCTTTCTGCAACTGGTCGACGGCTTGTTGGATGTTTTGAGTACAGATTGCACCGCCGCCAACAAAGCCAACACCGCTGCCTTTCAAGGTGCGGGATTTGGCAAGTGGCTTGGCATTCTGCGCCTGTTCGTGATCTAGGGGATGATCCGTTATTTCTAAGCTATTCTCCTGCCAGTTTGCCCATTTTCCAGAAGCTAGCTGATTGGCATGCTGTTCCATCTTGCGGGCATAGCGGCCTTTCAATCCTCCTCCGTTATAGCGGGCTTCTACAAGAGAGAAATCGCCTTCGCGAATAGCACGAACGAGCTGTTTGTTTTTCAGGAAGTTGGCAAAGGCAATGAGTTGAGCTTTTTCGCCAACCAGGAAGTCCTGCCACATATGATGGACGCTTTTGAAACCACAGACCTCATAGTTGAAACCCATGATCTGATAGGTGCCCATGGAGATGGATTTCAGAGCCGCCGTTGGATCAATATCCATAGCCATTTGCAAAAGCTCATAGCGGGCCTTGCTGTTACGCTGATCTTTGTAGCCACCGCGGCTGGGGGAGATGAAACGACGGCGAGCCAGGCCTAGCCGGATGGCTTTGTTCAGTTTGGTCTTGTTTTTCTTGCCACGCAGCTGACGATAGAAAATGTGTTTTTCAAAGAGGATCTTTATTCGCCCATCTTTGAACCAACCAAAACCACGGCTTTCAACCTTTGCGATGGCTTCCAGATTGGCAGGGTGACAGGATAGTTGTCTTGCGAGATTTTCAAAATCATCAGGCTCCAGGGCCTTTGCCGCACCTTTTCCCAGCATGATTGTCTCCTGAATTATCGGTGAATGGGGAGAGCGATCTTGAATTTCAAATTGAGCTCATGAATTTGCTGCACTGATTTTTTGCGCGCTTGAAGTAAACCAAGACTTTTGCGTTGGTTTTTTAACGGAACTTGACCAAGAACATGACAGCGACGGTTCGAACACGGTTGGTTGCTGCGCCTGTGGTGCCCGATAAACCTTGAACAGAACCGTAAGCTTCGAGGTTTGAATGTCCAGCTCCTGCAACATTGCCAACGCCACCGCCGTAAACAGGAACCTTATAGCTACCAGCGCTGTGGTTATGTGCTTTCACCGCGTCGGCTTGCCATGTCAGCATTCCACGACCGGTGTCTATCCCACGGCCATGATCCCAGCCGATGAGGTGCTCGCCGCGCCAATCTGGGAGAGAGAAAGTTGTCGAACCGTCCCCATTCCCCCATTGGGTATGTTGCTTGGAACCTTGGGATTGCAGCATTCCAGCGCTATTAACCGTAGCGAACAGATCGGGATAGTCGGTGCGATTGAGTGTGGCTCCGTTGAGCTCCAGATAATCCGCAGGTGGGACTTCAAAAGACCACACAATAATGGAACCAACTGGTCCGGCGCTGAAGTTGTTGACCTGATTCTGCAAGCTGTTAAGGGCGACTTTGGTTGCTTTCTCGGCCAAGGCGTCAATAACAACTTGAACTGAGGAATTACTCGCAGCGCCCAGCACTGTCCGCATCTCGGCTTCGGTTGTTTTGCCTACCAGTTCTCGGCCCTTGTTGCTCGCCGTGATCGGTGTGGCGCTGAGGGCGGTGTCTCTTGCGGCTTCGGCGGCGGTTTGAGCGAGGATGGATTGGTCTTTTGCGGTGATGGCTTGTGTCTTGGCGTCCAGTGCGGTGGTCGCGCTGTTGGCCGCATTTGTGGCGCTGGTTGTCGCTGTTTGAATACTGGCAATATTGTCGGCGCATTCCACCAATTTGGCCTTCACACCGACCAATGCTTTGACACCATCGGAGGCGTCAGCCAGTCGTTCGATGTCGGCCAGCAAGTCATCCAGATCTGCCAAATCATTGGATGCCTTGATCTTTACCGAACGGGAGACCTCTTCGCGTAGTTTGAGGAGGCAAGATGTGAGTTTGTCGAGGGCGCTTTCGACAATTTTCGGGTTCCAGGCGCCTTGATTGGGCAGGTCCGAGAGCTGAGTGAAAGGCGGGTTGAGCAGCAGGGTGATCTTTTCACCAGTGGGCAAGGGTGAGGGCAGAATGATATGGCCGGTGCCGTCTTCGTCCTGTGTTACCTGATAGGCATCCCCGCTCAGCTGGGTTTCTGTACCCTCGCCATTGGTATGCAGCACCAGCAGATGGGCTGGCTCACTGATCTTGAAATCAAACTCAAAATCAGTAGCCGAGCCATTGCCATCATAGGGGCCGGATTTGTTGATTTCGGAAGAAATTGTCATCGCAAAGACCTTCACTGTTACTGGATTGATGCTATCATCGCATTATCGATTTGTCTTTTGCGTAAATCACAACATTTGTTTTATGAAGATTGCCACCTTGTTCAATGACGTTGCGCCCTCTAGAGCGAGTCAAAGCCTTTCAGCTGAATCAGAAATCATGCAGAGAGCTTTAGTCAGCCTTGAGGTTCAAAATCAGATAAGCGCCAATTTCAGTATATTCGCTTTTGGTGCGGGCATTGACGATGCCGGTCGAGATCGTCACCAAATGTCCGTCCTCATGCTCAAACTGCATGGAGATCGAATCTCCGTTCTCGGATATATTGGCGGCGCGAAAACCGGCTTGTTCCAGACGGTGCTGATAATCCTGCAGATAATCTTTGCCTGGCTCCTTGGTGCGACCATACAGATCGATATGACAGTTTCTTCCCTCATTGACCGAGAGTAGCCCACCAATCTTGCTCAGTGCTTGTGGCGCTGGAAATTCAGATGGCCATGCGGGCGGAATATCGGAAAGCTGATATTCCTTGCCTGCTTCATAATCCTCGCAATAGCCGGCAGTCACAGGCAGGGAAGACAAAAGAAATAGAGAGATCACATAGGTCAAAAAACAGGGAAATTTCATCATTGTAAAAATAACCTTTTGTTTTCAAATCGAATTTTTCTCTTCGCTCAGTTGCTCTTTGTACGGTGCCTGCCGGGGTGAGGCTTGTCAAATATGTGGCACCGCCAAGGGTGGCAGTGGGGCTCTTTCAGCTTTGCCAGATTGGAATGCTCCCTGACCAAGGAAGCTAGATCATGATTTCATTTTGAAACAGAGCAATAATTTCAGCGTCTTTGAACTCTTCTTTCATCAGTTCAACAGCCCTACTTAGCACAGGGTGCGCATTTCTTATTTCGGTAATGCCGAAATAGCTTACTGAATGAAAATTAAACCCAAGTTCTTCAAGGATTTCATTGTCCAGCTCGCTAGACACCCTAACCATAGAATAGCTGTAGGAACTTGTAGAAAGCAGAGCATGCTTTGCTTGTACCTGTTTAAGGCGTTCCTCAACTTCCCGAGCGTCCAAACTGGTATGGAATACGGTTGCGGTTGACATGGCCTAAACCTCCCCTAAAAAGAGTGGAGTTACATTAAACCTCCACCTTCATTTTCTGCAGCGAATTTCACATCAGAGAATTCCTTCTTCATGTAGGCGATTGCGTCATTCAGGGTGAAGCCTTCTTTTCTCGGTCTTGACGACATGGCAAAATAACACATTGTATCAAAGTCCGTGCCATACTCTCTTAAGACTTCAACATCAAGAGAGTCGCTCTTACGTAGGGCATCGAACGGATAGTATTTTGTGAACAGGTCTCCCGCGTTATTTTATGAATATGACTTCCGCAACCATCACGCCGGACTGATCGTCGATCGCTTTATTAATTTCATTTTGCCCTAGGTCGCGGCATCGCCAGAGAGGATAAAGGGCAGTGACAGATCCTGATCCAGCCTTCGGTCAGCAACCGGACTGGCAATATTGAGGTAAGTGAGGGGGGCATGCGATTGCCAGTGGCCAAACGCAAAACCGGATAGCACGGGCCTTCCGGTTTTGGGGGAGGAGTGGGGCTTAGGTGTTGCGTCTCGGCAGGTTGTTCACTCACATTGATTATTGTTGACTGATTGGTGCGACCCGTATCGATCGAAAACCAATGGAATGACTATTTGATAGATCCATTAGCGACCATTGATGTGGTCTTATAGAAACTAAAGATGGAGTCTTCGGCACCATTCTCGATATGTTTGGCTACCTTGTTAAACGGAAAAGCAAATGTGTCATTGCCAAAGTCTATTCCCAAAGACCCTTCAGAATATGCCCATTGGCCACCATAATTCTTGACTATTGCTTCCCCAAGAAAAGACCCAAGAATGCTAGTATGTTGTTGTTTTACTTCTGGCTCCCAAAATTCACGGTTCCTTTCAACATAACCATCCAGCCATTCAATCGACTGTTCGTCCAAATCAAGCCTAACTTCCAGATTCTCGGCCAGGACGGTTTTAACAACTTCAACATTGGCTTTTATTGCTGCCAGGTTTTTCTCATCGACTAACTGATATTCATTCTCAGGCACAAAAGTGATCCCTCCAACTTGCGACAAGCTGCACTTGATGCAGCTGAGATAGCATCAAGAAATCGCTATCTATCAGATAGCATGTAGCAATTTCTAGCAAATCGCAAGCTTTGCGAGTATTCATTTTTTCTTCTTCTAGTGATTTAGTTTCTGTGCTTTGATTGGGTTTCTTGGACTATATGATGCTTGAGCTTTCTCATCCTGTTCCAGCCGTCCTGTGATGATTGTTTTGCTTCCGTCAGGTGCAGTAATGGTCAGGGTGTGGGCCGGGGCTGAGCCATGGCCAGTCACATTGAGTGAGCCATAGTCTCCAAGGTCAAAGCTCTCATTGATGTCTTCACCGCCTGCGGACTTGGTGCCACCCAGAACAAAGGCGTTGGTATTCCCATCATCAATGGCGGCCCAGAGCTCGCGCGCAGCATTCAATTGACCGGCCTTGTCCTGTTTGCTTTGCCGGTCCAGATTGATCTGCAGGTTTGCGCGGGCCGCTTCCTGCAGATCCGGATTGTCGATGGCAGATACGGCTTCTTCCATCTGCTTTGCAGATGGCCCAAGGGCACGGGAGGATGGACTGTCGAGAGAGGCGACAAGCACTCTATCAAAACCGTCAGTAATGCGTTCCTCTGGTGATGACTCGCCTGCAGCGGTAGAGCCAACCGGCAGGAAGAGTCCGTAAGCGGCGCTATTGTCTGCCAGCCAGTCCTGTACTTTGCCGGGTGCCTTGGAAAGGCTCTGCCCCTGATAGCGGATGAGGACCTTGTTCTGACCTTGCTGCGCACTCCAATAGTCATGATCCCCACCGGGTTTGATGGAAGCACGATCCTGATAAGGGAGTATCTCCAAGCCGTCCTGTATATCCTGCGGTGCATCTTCCATCAGGGCATCAAGATTGGTGGCAAAGGTCGGTGTCAGATCCTGATCCAGCCAATTAGATTGGCCATATTGAGGTAAGTGAGGGAGACTGGCTTGTGCGAGGCCAAACGCAAAACCGGGCAGCGCGGGCCGTCCGGTTTGGTTGAATTGCATGATTTAAGAGAAACATGCCACTACATGATGGTTTCATTGTCAAAAAGAGCAATGAATTCCACATCGCTGAACTCTCGTTTCATCATGTCTGCACCGTCTTGCTCTGCTACATCATGTTCATTTCTTAGGTCTGCCATGAAAAAACTGACTGTGTCAAAGTCAAATCCCTGTTCCAGCATCACTTCCTTTGTTTCTCTATCAGATGCCAGTGGAGGATCTATTTGAAAGTATATTTCAAACAACTCAGGATGCTTTGCTTCGATTTGCTTAAGGCGTTTTTCCAACTCTTTTACATCCAGGCTCGTATGGAAGAAAATCGCTGATGACATGAATGTTCTCCGGGTTATCACTATTTGATGATGATCAGATCTTCGAGGCCTGTTATTGGGGAACGAGCAGGATCTTGGGCAGACAGCAAGAAAGCGATCCGGTCGCGGAGTGGAATGAATTGCGATTTCATCACTATCCCTGAAAGACCAGTCTATTAGTCATCATCGTCATCCGGATCACCATCCAGAAACACCCACGAAACCGGATTATCCTCCAATATTGGGAGCAAATCGCACAACTTGTCAAAGTCCTCCTCTGAAAGATATCCCCATTCCAGCAATGATGCCAGATACCCATCCCAGCAGATAATAATTTCCCTTTTATGGCCTTCAGATTTAGCCGCTGCCAAGTGTCGGCTTATGCGACCTGACAATTCTCGATAATTTGGTTTGTCTATATATTTTGATTTGTCTGTCATTTTAGCTTCCAATCTTTTTTGAACTCAAAATCCTTGCCGATAATACGAACACTAGGGGCCGCTACGCCCCTCCTGCGGAAGTCACCCTTGGCCCGACTCCAGGCTCGTTCAACGATCTCTATAGTAATCCCCTCCTGCCCAATTACATCTACGGCAATGTTCAAAGACTGTCCCCGTCCTTTTGTTAACTTTCTCGACAGGCCCCGGGAAATCTTAGCAGAGTCAGTTTCCAGATCACCGATGAACTCAACGTCTTTCATACTTTTAAACTCGACTTCTATTCTGGTCTTTCCGTCAGAAATCCAGAAATCGGCCGATCTTTTCCCTTTCACCTTGCTTTCGGGAATCCTCTCCACTGATCTGCCCGCAGCCAATTCTTTCTCTACGAAAGAAAGCTCTTGCTTGCTCATGTTTTTATAGCTGCCAGTGAAGGTCCCGCTTTTGACACCAGTGCCATTTTTCTTACTGTTTACCGCAAATGACGGAGCGTCATCGCTAGATTTATTTGTTGCTCCGCCCGGAGCCTGCTTGCTGTTTGGGGCCGGGCCATTGTCCACTTGAGCATTGGCAGATGGTGCGGTTTTTGGACCTTGTGCCTTTCTTTTTACGGCATCGATAAGTCTGGAGAAGGGTGATCGGGTTGCCTTGATGATCCTTACTCGATCTTTCTTAGAAGCCGTCAGAAGAGCGGCACCAAGGCTTCCGGCAGCAACGACGAGGGTATCGTTCGGATCAATTTCTCCTCTTTCAACTTTTTGGATCAGGTCTTCCAGATATGGCTGAACGGCTGTTATGGCTTCTCCCGATACATCATCGAATGCTTGCGCTATCTGCTTGTAGCTTTCATCCTCCAGCAGCCCGGTCGCTCGCATACCTTCAGTGAAAGGATCGAGAAGCCGAAGCCCGTTGTGAAATCCCTCGGGGTCTTCTTCATAACGCTCAAAAAAGGTCTCAACGATCCCTGCAACAACATCTACTGATTTCGTTTTTATCGTTTCCCAAACTGTCGGTGAATCATTGGTCGAGACGGAGCTGCTGACGTCCTGCAAGGCTTGCAGTTCTGCTGCCTGATCGGGGAAGTCTGCTGCCAGTTGTTTTTGGATCAGGCTCTGCAGCAAGCCCGGTTCTGCGGCATCAAAGCTGCCCTTGGCGAACTCTTGGTCAATGCGGTTTTTGAGATTGATGAGGAATTGAGCGTTCAGCTTGGCTGCTTCCGGGTCAATTTCCCCATCGGGGCCAGCGGTAGAGCGGCCCAATTGCTGCAGCAACTGATCGGCCTGCTCGAAGGTGGCTTTGTAGAGCTCGGTTCTCTTCAGGGCCTGACTGTCTTGCTTCAGAAGGTCAGTCTGGTGTTGCTTCAGCTCTTTGAGGTCATTCCGGCTTATCTGATTGCGATAGGCATCAAGATCCTGCCCGGCAAAGCGGTCGGGATTGCTTGCCATCATGCGGTTGAGTTCCGACAGGGTAACTGCATCCGTTTGGATGATCCTGCCGCCCTCTCGAGCACGGATAAAATTGGTCGCCTCAGCAATGGTGGCGCTGCCCGCTGCCACGCGAATGTTGATCGGCACATCATCAAGGCTCTTGCCGTCATCAATGGCGGCCCAGAGCTCGCGCGCGGCGTGCAATTGCCCCGCCTTGTCCTGTTTGCTTTGTCGGTCCAGCTGGATCTGCAGGTTCGCACGGGCCGCTTCCTGAAGATCCGGATTGTCGATGGCTACAATGCCTTCTTCCATCTGCTTTGCAGATGGAAGAAGGGCGCGGGAAGATGGACTGTCGAGAGAGGCGACAAGCAATGTGTCAAAGCCGTCAGCAATGCGGGTCTCTGGTGATGTCTCGCCTGCAGCGGTAGAGCCAACCGGCATGAAGAGGCCATAAGCTTCGGCATTGTCTGCCAGCCAGTCCTGTACTTTGCTGGGTGCCTTGGAAAGGCTCTGCCCTTGATAGCGGATGAGAACCTTGTTCTGGCCTTGCTGCGCACGCCAATAATCACTCTCCCCATCTGGCTTGATGGAAGCACGATCCTGATAAGGGAGTATCTCCAGTCCGGTGCCGATCTGCTGCTGCGCATCTTCCATCATGGCATCGAGATTGGTGGCAAAGGTCGCGTTGGCTTCAAAACAGAAGCTTGGCAACTCTCAAACGATTACTGAGAACACGTCCAATTCTATTGAGACTTGTCACATTTCACAGAAGAGACGATTTTGTTACGATGTATTTTGTGATTGCTTGATTTGAGGAACAGTGATAATTTTTTCGTGGTTGCTCGTTCGACCGGACAAGCTGTACCGGCGGGTCACAAGTTTCTAGAGCTTGCGGTATCCCTAGGCAGGACGCTCTCTGCTGAAATGCTTTGAGTATGCAGCCCCTGCACGAGCAACTATTTTCTCTTAGTTTTCGGGGGCTGCTCTACGCTCAAGTTTTGTGAGCCTAATGATGAGTTCAACTCTTAAGGTGGGCTTTTGTCAATTGGGATGGCTGCATATGGCGATGCTGGATAAGGCAGTCAGTTTATTTTGGGGATGGAGAAGCTGTGCCTGCTAGTCCGTTCAACGCTCCGGTTTGGATACCTTTCATAAATGCTGCCTTCATTTTATCGGACCACCATCTAAATTGATCTTCATCACCGGGATTTGGATATATTGCATTTTCAGGAAACTGATTTAACAATTCTGCAAAATATTCTTGAGCTGCTCCTTCCCCGGCAGATACCAGAATATCAGAAGCGAAAGACATCAGCTTTGTCCTGATCGCATTATTTGCAGACATTTTGTTGAGAAGATCTGCAACCGGTTTGAAATTTTTTATTTTCGAAAGGGGAATAGCAGCCGGAAGAGCAGTCAAAGCCGCATAATTGGAGATACGCTGAGCTCGTTCTTCATCATATCCTTCCTTTCTTGCAAATTCATACAAAGCCTGACTTTTATCGCTATATGTAACCATATAGGTCATTAGTGCAGCCCCAGCTCCCCCGGTAAGAGCATTAGCCCCGCTGACCACTATAAGTTCAATAAGTGCTTTACCGGCTTCCTTGCCCAATTCTCCCCCGCTTAGCAGATCATTTGTTGCCCAGTTCTTTTCGATATACCCGTCAATCGATGTTCCTAGCTCATAGAGGAAGTGTTCTTCTATAGATTTTTTTTGATATTCGTGCAGAGCGGTTTCTTTTCTGGCCTTCGCTTCCATTCTTTTCCAAAGCTCCTCAGACATTCGGGTTTCAGCCTCGGCGGTGATAGCGGAACTATTGGAGTGTTTCAAAAGAAGCGATAAATCTGATTTGATCTTTCTTTGATCTTCTCGAATTTCGATTTGTTGGGTTCCTATATTCAGTTCCTTGTGTTTTCGGGCTATCGTTTGGAGACCATCTGAAACAAGACTGCCGCTACCATTTGCTACCCCTCGAAGAGTATCCTCAACTTCGCTAACGGCCAGATCTCCGGATCGCATCTTTTGAATTTTGTCCAGTGGAATGTCGGTGAGCTTGGAGAGTTCCTCATCTTTGAGAATGTGACCGAAAGGTTCCATGCCTCTGATATTCAAGATTTTAGATTGTAACTTGTGGTCTTTACTGGCTCGTAAAATAAGATTTCTTATCTCTTGTGGATCAAAGTTTTCATCATCTGCATGAAAACCAAGGCGTCTTCGAATTTCATCAGTCGGGATATCTATAATTTCATCTGGATGGAAAACTCCCTTTTTCACTTCCACCTGATTGCCAAAATGTGGCTTAATAACTCCTTGATTAAGAACACCTTTCTTTCCTCTATAATGGAACACGAACTGCCCTGGTTTGACAGGTTTTGCGACCAGCCCATATTTCTGCTCAAGTGCCACTCGGACATTCTTAGTTCTGGCCTTCTCCTCTGCATTTTCTTGTGAAATCCAGAGCTGTTCACGTTTTTTTAAAGCATTCAGATCAGCTGCTAGTTCCGCTGATCCAGAATTTGATAGTGGTCTGTTGACCATATATTGGTCTTTTAAAACAGCCGGATCAGTTTCATTTTTCTTCTGCCAATCCGGGATGAACTCAAAGAGACTTTGATATCTGTCACCTTTGTTTTTGTCGTAGTCAGTACTGGCTTTTTGCAGATATGACTGAAGATCTTCAAGGCCAGCACGTATCATGGCAGGTTCAAGATTGAGAAATTTCTGAAGAATTCTGACTGTTTCGTCTTCATCCTTCTCATTCATGACTTGCAGTAAATGTCGGATGACGAAGATCTCTTTTGGTGGAGTTTTCCCGCCCATCTGTTCCTGAGCGTTCTCAAGAAAATCTCTGCGGTATTCCTGCTCTTCGGGTGATAAATATTGCCTGGCTTGCTTGTGCGAGATATCGAGATCTCTTGAAGATTGCTCTTCTTGCCGGGTTGTGTTGCTACCGGTTTGCGAAGTTGGTGCAATCTGATCGTTACTCAAGACAGGTTTCTCCGTTGCAGCCTCCTGCGAACCAGCTCCAAATAACTTGGAAAAAAAGCCGCCAGATTGAGCCCACCTGTTCTCTTCTCTGAAAATTGACTTCTGTCTTGCAGCATTGTTGCTCATCATCATTGCTCCGAAAGAAAAGTTTGGTAGAGGCGAACACTCTCCTCGCCTGAGGGCTTGCGGCCGTTTGCTTGCTCGAACCGGTTCTCAAGCCGTTGACGCACGCTTGCCGGGATCTCGTCGGGATGGATTTTCAGGCGATAGGAGGAGGGGTCTGCAGGGTCGTCCACTTCAAAGAAGTGGCCGGCGCGGTCCAGATTGAACAATGGAATTCCGTCATCCAGCATGACTGGCAGAATGAGCCGATTGGTTATTTCCTCCAGCTCGTTATAGGTTGGCATGCGTGGTGTGCCATTGGGACGGTTGGCAACAGATTCGGCGATGAAATCATCAATCTCTTGCTTCAAAGTGTTTCGGAACTTGGAGAGCTTGCTCAGCCTTAGCCTTCTGGTCGTATGATTGCGGAGCCCCAGTTTGGTTCCAAAAAAGAAGTCATTTTCTTCCGGAAAGGTATCGAGTAGCCCGATCCGTTCCATCGCCGTTTCGGCTTGCTCGAAGGTGGCTTTGTAGAGCTCAGTTCTCTTCAGGGCCTGACTGTCATGCTTCAGAAGATCAGTCTGGTGTTGCTTGAGATCTTTGAGATCATTGCGGCTTATCTGGTTGCGATAGGCGTCAAGATCCTGGCCGGCAAAGCGGTCAGGATTGTATGCCATCATGCGGTTGAGTCCCGACAGGGTGACTGCATCCGTTTGGATGATCTTGCCGCCCTCACGGGTGCGAATAAAATCGGTCGCATCAGAAATGGTGGCGCTGCCCGCTGCCACGCGAATGCTGATCGGGACATCTTCAAGGCTCTTGCCATCGTCAATGGCGGTCCAGATTTCGCGTGCGGCGGCCAGTTGGCCTGCTTTGTCTTGTTTACCTTGCCGGTCCAGCTCGATCTGCAGGTTTGAACGGGCTGCTTCCTGAAGATTTGGATTGTCGATGGCTGCAATGGCTTCTTCCATCTGTTTGGCAGATGGTCCAAGGGCGCGGGAGGATGGACTGTCTAGAGAGGCAACAAGCACTCTATCAAAGCCGTCAGCAATGCGGGTCTCTGGTGATGTATTGCCTGCAGCGGTGGAGCCAACCGGCAGGAAGAGTCCGTAAGCGGCGCTATTGTCTGCCAGCCAGTCCTGTACTTTGCTGGGTGCCTTGGAAAGGCTCTGCCCTTGATAGCGGATGAGGACCTTGTTCTGGCCTTGCTGCGCACTCCAATAATCACTCTCCCCACCGGGCGTGATGGAAGCATGATCCTGATAAGGGAGTATCTCCAGTCCGGTGCCGATATGCTGCTGCGCATCTTCCATCAGGGCATCGAGATTGGTGGCGAAGGTCAGTGTAAACTCTTGATCCAGCCTTCGATCTGCACTTGGACTGGCCAAATTGAGGTAAGTGAGAGGGACAGAGCTGCCTGATGGCTGATCATTCTCACCCTTTGGCATAGAGGCTTGCCGGGATTGCGAGAGACTTGTGTCATGACGTCTTAAGGAGAGGATACCGGATATCTGGCTTTTGATCGCTTCCTCCTTGCGAACGAAGGAAAAGGTTCTGTCCAGCTCCTGTCGGTCTGTCTCGATCAGGCGTGGGCGCAGTTGGTCATAATCCTCAAGGGCAAGGGCCGGATCATCCTCCAGCTTTGCCAGCACCACATCCCTGTCGAGCTTTGAAGAATAGGCATGGGCAAGGACTGCAGCCTCACCTTCATCCAGTCCGTCCCGCTCGGCGCTGGCGCTTATATTGGCAAGGCCTGCCAGCCGGTATTTTTCCACGGCAACAGGATCATTGCGATCGGTTACAGCCTCTTGAACAAAATTATCGAGATATCGCTGATCCGCCTGCTGACCGTTCTTCAGGGCCTGCTCTTGCAAAAGCTGGTTGGCACGGTTGGAGGCATTGACCTGAATGGCCTCCATACCCGGTCTGATGTTATCTGCTTCGTCCTTGGGCGCGGTCTTCAGAAAGCCTTCCACACGGCGCACATCATCGACAGAAGAGCCGAAGTCTTTGAGATCTGGATCATCGGCATAGGCCTCGGGACCCTGCGCAATTTTCTGAACATCAGCGCGGTTTTTCTCCATGCTTTCGCTGAGCTGGTTTTTGACGCGGGTTTGCCTCTCGCGCTCGGCCATCTGGTCTTTCTGGTCCTGCTGCTCGCGCTCTTTTGCCTGGGCCTTGGCATTGTCCAGTCTTGCTGTTGCATGCAGGGCCTTGCCTGCTGTGCCGATGCCCTGACCAAGGCCGCTCAGCCCCCGGCCAATGGCTGCACCCATATGCTCAGATGTAGCCGAGACCTCAATATTGCGCTGATAGCGCGGTGTAAGACGGGCCGATCTTTTATAGTTCGGGACGATAGCCATTACTTGAAATACCCCGCTTTCTTCGCGTCACCGTAAGCCGTGCCAAAGCCGCCAATGAGCGAGCCCATGGCGCTGAGATAACCGCCTGTCGTGGCGGCCTTGGCTTCCATGCGATGGAGTTGTGCCTTTGAGCGTTTGTTCACTGCGTCGACATCATGGTTGTAGGCCTCGCGGGCTGTGTTGGTGCGCACGGTCAGGGCGTCCAGCTCGCCCATGGTCTTGGCATCCACCAAGGTATCGAGCGGGGAGCCATAGGCGATATCGACGCCATTTGCTGCCATGGCGGCGCGTTGGCGGCCAATCAGTTGGGAGACTTCCTCGCGTTTGGCCTGTTCTTCCTTCTGGCCGCGATCAAAGGCATCCTTGGAGCGCTTTTCGGCCAGACGGGCATTCATCTCGGCGACTTGCGCATTGTAATTGGCAGCATCGGCTTGCGCCTGTGCCTGCGCCATGGATCCGGCCGCGCCAATTGCCGTGCTGGCAAGGCCGAGGGCAATTCCCAAATCACACATCACATTTTCCTCATCCAGAATTCGCGGAAATGCAGGCCATTTCCGATATCGATGGCCGGGCCCAGCTCGAAGCCGAGCCATTGCAGCCAGCGCTTGCTCACCTTGTTGCGATCATCCACCATGTTGTGTAATTCGCTGTATTGAGAGTTTAGGTGCGATTTCCACAACAGTGACTGCCGCAAAAAGGCGCGGTAATGGGTCTTGATGGCATCGCTGCCCAGCAGCCAGGGGGCCCCGATGCCATAGAGCATATTGATGGTGCCGACCCCGAACATGACCTCCACCCGGCCATCGATGAAGGCTGTCCAGGCCTCATCCGATTGCTCCATGGAAAAGAGCAGCGCCTGAAGCGGCAATTGCCCGGAGCCTGCCATGACCTCGTCGCGATCTGCCTTTCGCATACGCGGAGCAAGGTCGTGGGCATGGTCCTTTGTGGCCGGTATGATCCTGATCTCAACCACCGATGACGATCTCCGGCATGATGGACAGCACGCTCATGGGCAGCGGGTCTTTTTGTTTGATGATGGTGGTGGCCCCTTGCGACCAGCGACCAGAGGGGTTGAACTGCATGATGCCGGTAAAGAGATCGGTCGGCTCGTTCCAGTCTTCCGTGGATCTTTGTTTCCATTCATGCAGATTGTCCTCATCTGGGCCGATCCAAAGGCCGCGTGACTGGTTCAACCGGACCGAGATGGAACCAATGGCCTTTTGGCGGCCCTGAACCGTGCCAAGGCCCTGAACGGTGCCAAGGTCCAGATCCAGTGTTTGCAGCACCGCTTCATAGGACAGGCCCACATGAATGATGGAGGCTTTGATGGGCAGAGTGATCTGGCCACCGCTGACGCTGAGATCGCGCACCACATTGCCATCGGCCAGCGCTACGACTGTTTCGCCTTCCAGATGGGTCAGGCCGGAGATGCTATCGACCGGAGAGCCGCTATAGCTGAGGCCGCTATCGACAAAGAAGCATTGCTTGCTGTCTTCAAAGACGCGGGTATGCATCTTTTCGATGAAGCGTTTTTCCTGACCACCAATCATGCGCTTGATGACGAAATAGACCACATCCTCATTGCCTTCGGCGATGACGCAGACATCTTCAAACTGGCCTTTGGTCTTGAATTCAGTCCAGCCCCAGACTTCATGTTCCTTCATATAGGTCATGACGGCGCAGGCACCGTCGTCCAGCACCACCGGCACGATGGAATGGGGCGCTTGGGCATAGGCCCAGGATTTGATTTCCTTGCCTTCAAACAGATGCCGGGCCAGAACGGTGAGATCCGCGCCGCCATAACTATCTGATGAGAAGTCATAATTGAAATCGCGGACCACGCCGCCACGGGCGACCGCATAGAGGATGGTTTTGCCACAAATAATGGGCTGGACCCTGCTGGAGCCATAATAGGATTGCTGGCGCACCAGCGGATTGGAGGGGGTCAGGTGATCGTCGGAGCTGCCCTTGACCACCCATTCCCCGGCTGTGCCAAAGACTGCCAGTCCGCGCGGCATGCTGACCACGCTGTTGATTTCATTTCGGCGGGAAGAGGGAATGCGAAAGGCGATGGCGTCCGATGCCTTGGCCGGAGAGGCAGAGCTGAAATTTTCGTAATTGGCTGATTGGCTGAGATCGATGGCGGATGGATTGTTGTTGGTCGAGGGCAGGGTCAGGCGTTGTTCGAAGAACCCCACCGCACCGGGATAGTTGCCCGCGCCATCAAAGGGATTGACCACTTCCTGCGGAGCGTCGGACAGATCGGCGGTGATATTTTCATCAATGAAACTGGTGGCAGTCGTGGTGCCGGCCAGGCCATAAAGACCGTTGTCTTCCTTATAGACCACATATTTTCTGGCATCCGAATGGGCGGTCCAGCTGATCTTGTTCTTGTGGCCTGCGGTGGTCAGATCATTGCTGACGCTGACCGAAACCGAGGGCAGGCTTTCTTCCTTGGTGGATTGATGAACGGCCGAGACCTTGTAGCTATAGCTGGTGGAGCCGGAGCCGGATTCCGCTGATGCCGCCACATCGGTCGGGGCTGTCATCTTGATGGAGAAATCCATCTCTTCCAGCCGCCAATCCAGATCGCCATAGCGAGAGAGCTTGTGCGGCGGGTGATTTCGGTGGCTGATATAGGCAATGTCCTTTTCCTGTACCATCACCAACTGATCGATATCGGTGTCGGTATAGGGAGTATCCACCTCATAATAGGGGCGATTGCTGTCGCCCACATTGCCGGATTTGATGGGGGAGCCGGAGCGGATGATCCGCAGTTTTTGATGGGTGAAGACAAGGATATAGGTCTGATCGGAGCCGACGTCGAAATCAAACGGCAGCAAGCGGGCTTTGCCGCTGGTGCGGGTCTCGTCGACAAAGACAAGGCCGGGCCGGTTGGATGCACCGCCATGGGCATGGAGCAGGATATTGTCGGCACGCTTCAGACCGGTGGCATATTTGGACAGATCCACCCGCGACCAAAGAGTGCTGGACAAAAGGCCGCCGACAAAGGCGGGCTGCATGTTACGAAGGACTGACATCAGGAACGCGCCTCCAGATGATTGGCGGGCAAGTCCCAGCTGTCTATTTCATTATTGGCGTTGATTTCTTCTGCCTTTGGCTGGCGCATTTGTGCGATCTGAAAGGTTTCCTGCCGCAGCTTCTGGTCTTTGGTCAGCGGAAAGCAGATGCGCGCTGCCAGTTCCCAGCTAAGGGCGTCAATGAAGCTGGGCGGGAAGAGCGAGCTATCGAGCACCGGCTTGGTATAGGTGAGATAGGCCGGGGAGATCTTGCAATGCAGCTGTCCGCCGCGCAGCGCATAGTCATGCACCGGCAGGCTGTTATCATCAATCGTGCTGGCCAGTTTGATCAGGCGGATCATGTCACGCGGCAAATCATAGACATGGTCGCCATTCTCTCCATGGCCGATCATGGCCAGAGAGCGGGTGGTTTTCAGAAAATCGTAGGGAAAGTTCTGCAAGGCGCGCACCGCATGGGCAAAATGCAGCCGGCATTGCTTCGCCTCGTTGCTCTTTTCCGTTGGCGATGCAACCGGCACGGTGATGCCGATGTGAGACAGAGCGAGATTATAAATTTCAACTTCGGATGTCATTGTCCATCTCCGGGAGAGCCTGGGCTTACGATCAGTCGGTGGCAGGGAGAGAAGGGGCGCATGTCCCTTCTCTAAGATGGATTATTGGGCCTGATTGCTTGCCCGTTTGGCGGCTGGTTTGCGCAGGGGCTTCTTGATCGGAGCTTTGCTGGCCGGGACGGATGGTTCTTGCGGGTCCATCCAGCTGCCCAGAATGCCGTTGAAGTCGAAGATCTCGCCTTCCTTGCGCACCAATCCGCCGCAATAGCCCGGGCGCATGGCCCGGACCTTGCCGTCAAAGCGTCGGGGGCTAGCCATCGGTCTGGACCGCAGCCACCAGACCAGCAGTGATTTTACCTGCCGTGGCATCCGAGCCGGACTTGACGTAATTGATGGACAGATAGCGGCCCATGCCGTCCTTATCTGCCACCGGCAGAGAGGTGACGCCGAATTTCCAACCAGCTTTCAGCTTTGCCACCGGTACCGGACCGGAGCTGGTATGCAGGCGCACATCAGAGCTGAAATCAGACTGATCAGAGGTCTGTACCTGGATTTCCAGTGACGTCAGGCCAGCAAAATCCTCGGTCACTTGAACCAGAAGCGGCAAGGGCGTGCCTTCGCCGATGTCGCGTACTGGTGCCTGTTTGTTGCCATGGGGAATGCCCATGTCGCCCAGATCCAGCACATTTTCAGACCGGGCAGAGGCGGTGACCGCTTGCTGATCGGAAAAGAGAGTTTGAGTATCAAAGATCATGTTGAATGTCCTTTTGAAATGAATGAGAGCCAGCGGGGTTATTGCGCAGCTGGAACCATCTCTTCTGAATTGAGCAGGGCATCGGTTTCGCGAATTGGAATGCCGCGATAGGTCAGCACTTCCTCACCGGCAACGTCCTGACGGGTCAGGCGGACAAAATTGTCCGAACTGCCAGCATTGGTTGCCAGCTTGTCCAGTGCTTCCATCATGTCGGAATTCATGTAGATGCAGGTCTTGCCACCCGGCACACGACGAGATTTCAGGCGATAGTAAGCCTGACGCATCAGGGCATAGACATCGACATTGCCTGCTGCGACTTCGCTTGCATCGATGTTGGCAATTCGAGCATTGTAGCGCCAGTCATTGACGGCCATGCCCACATGCCAGCTGAACAGCTCTTCCTTGACATAGAAAGGATTGCCCTGATCATCGTGAATGCGCTGCTCGCCCTTGTCCTCACGCTGGACACCAGCAGTGGAGCCTTGTGGATAGAGCAGATGGGTGAAGCGATCGCCCCAGGTGACAAACCAGATGGAGGTATTGTCGGAGCCACGGCCGCCGCCATCAATCACCTGATTGGCTGCGCCCTTGCCTTTATCGCCGGTGGCATATTCGGAATAGCGCACGGACAGACCCATGAATTTTTCCGGGCCGGTCTTGGTGTCATGATAGAAGATGCCGGTTGCGACTTCCTGGTTCAGAGCTTCGATGAAAGCAGAGCTTTCGGTCAGGCGCACCTGTGCCGGATTCTTTGACAATTTCAGCAGGCGGGAATCGATGGTTGCCAGCGCTTCCACGAAACCGGTGGTGTCTTCGACCTGCTGGATGTCGGATTTGCTCTGCGGGATGCCTTTATACAACTTGCCCCAAGCCACCTGTGGCAGGCGGGTGCGGATATTGTGCAGATGGCTCTTGCCCTGGTTACATTCCATGGCAACCGCATCCTCAAGGATGGGGTTTTCCTGAGCCAGAAGCTCAATCACCTGAGCCATTTCTGCTCCCTTGCCACCGCCACGTTTGGCGAGATCTGCAAGCGTTAAGAATTTTTGAGCCAATACAGCCATTGACTTCGACCTCTCTGTTAGTCGTCTGGGTAAAGAATGGACGCAGTATCAAGCTTTCCGCCGCTTGCTTTGCCGCCCGGGTTGTCCTCTGCCAGTGCTTGTCCTGCACGGGCAAAAGCACGGATGATTTCTGGATGATTGCCACCACCGGAGCTGATCAGATAATCGCGCAGCTCCTGGGTGCCGAATTCGTCCAGAAATTTCTCGGATGCCTGAATGGAGGTTCGCAGATTGTCTCCGCCAATCTCCCGATCCGATTTCACGGAATTCTGCCAATCGCGGTTGGTTTGATGCCAATCCTCGATCTGTTTCTTGCGCATGTCGGTGAGGACGCCAGCCACCGCATTGGCCTGGTTCTGGCTCATGTTGGCCTCGGCCATGCGCGGGCCAGCCATGGCGGACAGCTGGTCGTCAATCTCCATGCCTTTTGGCAGATCAAGCGAGGAGAAATCATAGACGCCATCTTCCGGCACATGGTCGAGATGGGAGCCTTCGTTCTCGCCCCCGTTCTCTTGGTCGCCATCACCATCAATATTTTGTGCGTCTGCTACATCGTCCCCGATGAGGGAGCCGGGCTCGTGGCCCAGAGCGTCGCCTCCCTCATCAGGGGCTGGTGCCGCATCTCCATAAAGCGTATCGCTTACAGATTGCTCACCAATGCCCGTCCCATCCTCGGGAGACAGAACAGGACGAGGCAGTTTCAGGACGCCTGCAAAAATGGAAGCGTTGGATGCTCCAGGCCTTACGGTGTCGGGGCTGGCTGCCTTGGTTTTTCGTTCACTCATCATCGCTCTTTCCTGCCTCCTCGGCTTCCTTGATTTTTGCTTCAAACTTGCTCATTTCGAGCATCAAGGTCGGATAGGCCGTCTCATCCACTTCTGCGATTTTCTGGATGATGGTCAGACCGATGGATCTTTGGCCTTCCCGAAATGCGGTCATCTCGTCCCCGGTGAAGCTGACGCCGTAAATTCCGCATTGTTGTAAAATCCACCATATGCATCTCATGCTTTGCGGATTTCGCAACATGTTGTACGTATCTTCACGGAGTTGGCGCTCTCGCTCGCCCAATTCCTGATCCTGTTCTTCACTTTGATCTTTGCTCATCAGCTCAATCCAAGTTGTGCGAGGAGATTGTCACCGTCATCCGCCGCCTTTGTTTGCGACATCAGATGAGCGGCTTGTGCGCCATCTTTCACCGCTGGCATCATCTGGCTGGCCATGGAGGCTTGCTGCTGTGCCTGCATTTGCTGTTCTCGCTCGTCGCGCATGGCTTTCACATCATCGTCGGATTTGATCAGCGTCGATGGGGAGCCGATGGCTTCGGCATATTCATCAATGGCCTGATCCAGATCCAGCTTGTCTGCCACGTCCGGTTTGACCGAGAGGATCTGTCCGGCAAAACCGACCAATCGCTCGATGGATCCGGTTGCCACAGCCCGTTGAGCTTGGGCCAGAAGAGAGATATTTTCGATCTCCAGCTCTTCTTCACGCTCCACCAGTTCCGTCGGTGGCTCGGGCAGAAGTCCGGCTTCCTCGCAGGTCTGAAAGACGATCTCGACCAATGGATTGGTCTGTTCATGGATCTGACGTTCCACCACCGGGCCAAGCTGCAGCAACTGCTCTTCCTTGCGCTGGGTCAGTTCCAGCACATTACGGGGCTGCACGCCTTGCATCTGGGTGATGGCGAAGAACAGATCCGCATACCAGATCTTGTCGATACGGTTCTGGATGTCCTGAATATCAGCGGCCAGCTCACCAAGGCGCAGATTGACCTCCATGACCGGACGCAAACCGGCGCGACCTGATGGATCATCGATATAATTGATCTTGCCGGGAAGGGTGGAGACCCCTTGCGCCCGCAGGCTGCTTGGTCCCTGCATGGGCGGGCGGACAATCTTGTCGATGCCTTGGCCTTTCATCCGCTGTTCGGACTGCAATTGCTTGACCGCAGGCAGGCTGACCTCGCCCGGATGGCCGGAGCCATAAACATCTTCGCCATCGGCTTCATAGCGTGGAGCCAAAATGCGGTTGAAGTCAAAGCCATTCTCCGACAGCATCCCATCGCCCGATTGCCCATCTTCCCAATAATTGGAGGCAAAGGGCTTGTGAGCCTTGGTCTTCTTGCTTTGGTCGCGGTTCTTTCTCGGCTCCACCGCGTGGCAGATGTCGATCCAGCTGTCATATTTTCCCTGATCCCAGAGCGTCTTGATGGTGTTGGAGACACGCGACCAATCCATATCGCCATTGGCTTTGGCGACGAATTTGCCAACCACTTGCTCCACCGTCATCTTGATCTGACGATAGAGGGTATCAACCCGGCCTTTGTCATTCTGAGCGATCCAATATTGACCGGTCATCATGGGAATGGCGCGCAGGCCTGGCCCGTCTCCGACAATCAGCATACAGGACTGACCGAACAGGCCCAGATCACCATAGGCGGAATGCAGGGCGTTATAGACATTGGAGCCACGCATCACATGCTGGATGATCTGTTCACAGTGATAGAGGTAGTCCTTGACCGGGCCGAACTCCTTCATGTCCGGATCCATGGTGCGCAGTTTCATCCAGGGACGTGCAGGGGACGTAAGGCCCGAATGCATGCCGGACTGGAAGGTGCGTTTGGCCAGCAGAGCCGTCTCGTCCAGAATGTCCTGCATGTTGCGTTCGCCCTTGCGCCGTTGGCCATTCAGGCGCAACCGACCGGGGGCAATATATTTGTCATAATCGCGCCAGTTGGCCTCGTAATAGCTGCGCTCTTCGCGCATGCCTTCGAGGCGAGATTGATGGCGCTGACGAATGGATGGAGCCATTAGTGCCCTCCATGCATGGGTGAGACAAGATGATAGAGACTGTAGAGGCTATAGCCCGCGCCCAATGTCACGATGGCCAGAATGGCTGCGATAAACAGGCTTGCTGGGCGGCTCATGTCAGCAAGGCGCATCCTTATGCCCCCAGCAATTTCTTCTTGCCGCTGGTATCCAGCACACCAACGCCGCTCGGGCTGGTCAGCAAGGTCTGCGGGCGAGAGGCCACTCGGTCGCGCACGCGCTCACCAGCGCTTTTTGCCTGTGCCCGTGTCGGTGACTTGGCGGCTGCATATTCTTTTGGTGGGGTAGGAGGCGGTGGGGATTTGGAGCCAAACATGCACATGAATAAAACCTCTTACAATCCAATGACTGGGATGGAGAAGAGCGGAAATACCGCGAAAAAAGCTGTGGCTGGAGCCAGATTGGTCAGGCGCAATTCATCGATCAGCCATGCAAGGCAGAGGGAGAGAATGGGCATCAGGGCAAGGAGAAAATATAGCGGATTGACCACAGCACCGAGGACAAGCATCAGCGTGAAACTGAGAATGACAATTAAACGGCTATTGGCGGCCGAGTTGCTGGCCAATGCCAAATCTTGCCGGTCAAAGGCGTTCTCATAAAAGCCTTTGCGCATGTGCTCCAGCTCAAACCCGATCCGCTTCTCAACGCTTTCCAGACCCTGACGGCCGTCTTGCTTTTCTGTCAT